AGAAGCTTTAGAAGATTTAAAGTTTGCAGCAGGTGACCAATGGCCTGTTGAAATTCAAAACAGCCGAGTATTAGAAGCTCGCCCATGTCTAACAGTAAACAAAGTTGACGCTTATTGCCGTCAGATCACTAATCAGATGCGCCAACAAAGACCACGCATTAAAGTGCATGGCATGAATAACGAATCAGACGCAAGAATGGCAGAAATACTACAAGGTATATGCCGCCACGTTGAAACACAATCAGACGCAGACCAAGCTTATGACAAAGCAGGTGACTTTGCAGTAAGAATGGGTTGGGGCTATTGGCGTGTTACTACAGATTATGTTCGTGACGATTCATTCGATCAAGAAATCTACATTAGAGCTATTGATAATCCTTTCACAGTTTACTTTGACCCTAATTCTGTTATGCCTGATGGATCAGACGCAGAAACAGTTTTAATTACTACAGTCGTATCAAAAGACAACTTCCGTAAAATGTATCCTAAAGCCGAAACAGAACAAGGCTTCACAATGCGTGGCACAGGTGACACTAATCCTGAATGGGTTATGAAGGAAGATATTAGAATTGCTGAATACTTTTACACAGAACGCAAATCTATTAAGGTTCATTTACTATCTGATGGTTCGAGTGTTAAGTCAACCGACTTACCTTCACAAGATATATTAGACGCAGCAGGCATTACCATTGTTGAATCTCGTGATTCGTTTGAGAAAAAGATTAAAGTATGCAAACTAACTGCTATGGAAGTATTAGAAGAAGGCGAATGGGCAGGTAAATATATCCCTATTGTTCCTGTGTTTGGTCAAGAAACTGTAGTCGAAAACAAAAAGAAGAAGTTTGGTATTGTTCGCATGGCTAAAGACCCACAAAGAATGTATAACTTTTGGCAAACTTCCCTTACCGAATCAGTTGCATTAGCACCTAAAGCTAAATGGCTATTGGCTGAAGGCCAAGATGAAGGCCACGAAAATGAATGGGCTATGGCTAACATTAAATCTATGCCTGTTTTGCGTTATAAGCAAAAAGACATTGATGGTCAACCAGCGCCTCCACCACAAAGATTACAACCTGAACCACCTCCAGCTGGCATTATGGCTGCGGCTCAATCTATGACTACTGACTTAATGCAAGTAGTAGGTATATTTGATCCAGCTCAACTACCACAAGGCAATGTTTCAGGTAAAGCATTACAAGGTCAGCAACAACAAGTTGATATGACTAACTTCCATTACTATGACAACTTAACTCGCTCTATTCGTCAAACAGGTCGTATCATTCTTGATTTAGTTCCAAAGATATATGATAGAGAAAGAGTATTAAGAATTATTGGTGACGATGGCAAACCTGAAATCTTAACTATTAACCAATATGGCCAAGACGAAGAAGGTATCACAAAGATTCTTAATGATGTAACCGTAGGTGAATATGATGTTGTTATGGATACAGGCCCAGGTTACAACTCTAAACGTCAAGAAGCAGTTGAGTCTATGATGGCTCTGTTTGCAGCTGATCCTAGTTTAATCCAACAAGCAGGTGACCTATTGGTAAGAAACATGGATTTTCCAGGCGCAGAAACGATTGCTGATAGATTAGCAGTAAATAACCCATTAGCTAAAGTTGACGATAAGTCTAAAGTGCCACCAAGAGTTCAAATGCAACTCCAACAACTCCAAGCACAAAACCAACAATCACAACAAGCTATACAACAGCTTCAAATGGTTATCCAACAACGTCAAGATATTGAAGGAGTCAAACAAGATGCAGAAACTAAACGTAAACTTATGGATGTCACAGCTAAAGCTCACGATACTGAATTGCGTGAAGAAACTAGCAAGCGCAATACAGACATTAATAATGACACTAAAATCCAAATTGAAGAGCTTAAAGCGCAAGTAGCCCTTTTATTAGCAAAAATGAATGGCGTGCAAGCTAAAATGGCTAGTGCAGAAACAACTGAAAGAGCTATATAAGTAAGAATTGATTTGTAAGTGATTTTGTAGTATAAAGCAACAATCTACCAATGGAATCATTGGGTAAAAATCTTGGAGTTATCCATGTCAGAACAAGAACGAGTAGCAACAGTAGTAACTTCTGAAAATTCAGAAGCGTTTTATGCAAATAAGTTGGGTTTAGCTGAACAAGCACCGATTGAGGCTGAAGTAGAAACACCTAAACAGGAAGTTGATACAACAGAGCCAACGGAAGAAGCTGAAGTTCAGAGTGAATCAGAAACAACTGAAAAAGAAACAGAAACAAAAGCAACAGAAGAGAAGAAACAAAACCCCAAGCTTGAGAAAAGATTTTCAGAACTAACAAAGCAACGTGAAGAAGCTCGCAAAGAAGCGGCTAAAGAACGTGAAGCTCGTGAGTCTTTAGAAAGTCGTATTAAAGAGCTAGAAGGAAGAGCTGAACCGAAACCTGTAGAGGAAAACGTTAAGCCTTCGCCAAGTCAGTTTAATGATGCGTTTGAATACGCTGAAGCATTAGCTGAATGGTCGGCAGAAAATGCCCTTTTGAATAGAGATAAAGCCGAAGCTGAACGAAAAATTCAAGATGAACGACAACAAGTCATTAAATCTTGGAATGATCGATTAGTTAATGTTAAGGCGGATTTACCTGATTATGATGAAATGATTGCCTCTGCATCCGACATAACTGTCAACGATGCTATAAGAGATGCAATGTTAGAGTCTGAACAAGGCCCTAGAATACTTTATCATTTAGCAGAAAATCCTGAGCTAGCAGAAAAGCTAAATACTTTATCAACAGTGAGCGCCCTTCGAGAAATTGGAAAGTTGGAAGCAAAGTTTGAGGCTAGTGAAACACCTAAAGATGCCAAGACTGACGCTGAAACTAAACCTTCTATTGCACGCAGCAAAGCACCTGCACCAATTAGTCCTATAAAGACAAGTTCAGCAGTTGCCGATGTTGGAGTAGGTTCTGATGGTGAATTCCATGGCACTTACCAACAATGGCGTGAATCTCGTAAAGCAGGAAAAATTAGGTAGCAGGATATTAAACTCTTAAAATAAGGAAATATCATGGCTAATAATTTACTAACCATTAGCAAGATCACCAACGAAGCGTTGATGGTTTTGGAAAATGAATTAACATTTACTTCAGAAGTTGATCGTAACTACGATGACCAATTCGCTGTTGTAGGTGCAAAAATCGGTAACACTGTAAACGTAAGACGTCCTGGTCGTTTCATCGGAACAACAGGCCCAGCATTAAACGTTGAAGATTTCAATGAAACTTCAGTTCCTGTTACTTTATCAACACAATTTCACGTTGACACACAGTTTACAACTCAAGACCTAGCATTATCTTTAGATATGTTTAGCGACAGAGTTCTTAAACCAGCTGTTGCAGCGATTGCAAATAAGATTGATCGTGACGGTCTTACAACTGCTAAAAACAACACAGCAAATATCGTTGGCACAGCAGGCGTAGCTCCTACAGGTTTAATCACTTACTTATCAGGCCAAGCATATCTTGATTCTGAAGGCGCTCCTAGAGATGGCCGTAGATCATGTATCGTTGAGCCATTTACATCAGCAACTATTGTTGACAGCTTAAAAGGTCTTTTCAATCCTACAGCTGCTGTTTCTGCTCAATACACTAAAGGTTTAATGGGTCGTGATTCAGGCGGTATGAATTGGAAATTAGATCAAAACGTTGTTTCACAAACTTTTGGTTCTTATGCAACTGCTACATTAGCTTGTGCTACTACAACAGCTACAGGTTTCTTAACAAGTGGTTGGGCTTCAACTTCAACTATTGCTTTAACAGCTACTACAGCTACAGCAGGTTTGAAACAAGGTGACGTGATTACTATTGCAAACGTATATGCAGTTAATCCACAAAATCGTCAATCTTACGGCAAACTTCGTAACTTTGTTGTTACTGCTGACGTTACTGTTGCTACTTCAGGCACAACTTCTGTAACTGTATCACCTGCTGTTATTTCAGGCGGTCAGTTCCAAAACGTGTCTATCTTATCAACTTCTGCAACTGCTGCTGTTACACCATTCAACAACACAGGCGTTGTTTCACCACAAAATATCATTATGCACAGAAATGCGTTTACATTAGCAGTAGCTGATCTTGAGCTACCTGACGGTGTTCACTTCGCTGGTCGTGCATCTGATAAAGAAATTGGTTTATCAATGCGTGTTGTTCGTCAATACACAATCAACAACGATAGTATTCCTACTCGTTTAGACGTATTGTATGGTTGGGCGCCACTCTACCCAGAGTTAGCTTGCCGCGTAGCAGCTTAATGTAACGGTGAAGGGGCGTAAAAACCCCTTCTATTAACTAAACAAAAAGGAAAATATTATGGCTACTTCAAATCCAGGCCCAGCAATAACTCAAGGTGGACACCCACAAGTATTAGGTTCTAATCAAGCATTAAGATTATTATCTTCTGCTGTTGGCGTGAACGCTAATGCAACAGGTGATACAGTTTTACCATTATTAGATTCAACATCTTATTCAGTTAAGTTTGTTGTGTTTACTAATGCTTCTACAAGTTTAACAACTGCGGCAGCAGGTTTATTCCCTGCTCCTTCAGCTGGCGGAACAGCTATTGTTGCTAACGCAGCTTTATCTGCTCTTACAAGCTCTACAGTTGTTTCTGAAAGAACAGTTGCTTCTAACATTGTGCAAACAACCCAAAATCTATATGTAAACGTTGGAACTGCACAAGGTGCAGCTGCAACATTTGATGTATATGTTTATGGTTATGATTTCACAGCACTATAAGCAATTAAAGCATTAAGAGAAGAAGCCATTAAATTTCTAATGGCTTTTTTTCCATATATAGTATAATTAACCAATCTAGCTTCTAGATTTCTTTGCAAAGGAAAAATCATGTCAAAAACAACTATTAGTCGTGGCAATGTATTAGCGCACACGATTGTTCAAGTCACATTACCAAGCACAACATTCGCAACAACATCAACTGAAGTTACTATTTCTGTTCCTGGCGTTAAGTCAACAGATAAAATTCAAGCTCAAGTTGATGCTGCAATGACTGTTGGTGTTGGTATAGGTAACGTTTACACAACAGCTGACAATGCAGTTATTGTTCGTTTGTTAAATTTAACAGGCGCATCAGTAACGCAAGCAGCCGCAACATTATTGTTAAGTGTTAAATCTTGTGAAGATAGCCCTATTCCTGCAACTGTTTTATAAGGAAAAATCATGGCTAATACCACAGTTTTTAAAGCAGCAGGTAAAACATCAGTTATTGCTGTTACAGCTACATCATCAACCTCGATTACTATTAGCCCTAATACTAACGACCAAGTTAATTTTGCTACATTTTTAAATGTTGGCACTAAAGCTTGTGCTGTTAATGTATCTAGTTTAGCTACTGCTCCAGCTGCGGTATTTCCAACAGCAGGCACTCCAGGTGATTTTGTATTGCCAGCAAGTATGACGTATCCTATTACTTTAGTAATTCCGCCAGCTCCATTTCAAATTACTGCAATTTGTGGCGGTAGCGATACAACTACGCTGTATGTAACCCCTGTTGGCGATCAATAATATTAAGGAAATAAAATGACTAGTCCTGCTCAATCAGCGGTTCAAAACTTATTGCCTGTTCAGGCATATTTTGACGCACAAGATAATTTTGTAACGTTTATTGGGCAGAACAAGCCATTTTACGCA